TCTTTCCAGTAGAAGACTCTCCAGCAATAGCAGTAATCTTATTCCCAGATACACCACCAAATATGCTACCTGAAACCAGTGCGTTAAAAATGTACGAACCTGTGTCAACATAAGTCTCTGTTTCGTCAATATCAGCAGCAAGTTGTGTATACTCACCACCAATTTCTTTTACAATATCTTTAAGAAAATCCATTAAGCTACCATCCCATATTGTTCACGAAGAATTTTTTTATAAGGAAGATCTTGATCACGAAGTTCCTTCACAAGTTTTAATTTTTGATACAGTGCAGTATCTCCACCAAGAGTCAAAGACTTAATAATAGTATTCAGTTCGTCATCATTAATAGGCAGATCCATTCATTCCTCCAAATTTTTTGACTCTGTGCATATAACCCAATTATACAGGTTTTTCATCTCTTTTGCAAACCATTTTGCAGTGATTTCATCATCAAAATATCTACGATGTTGGGAAGGAGAGAGTTCTCCGCGCTCAGCCCAACAGACAACATATTTACTCATCCGAAGAAAGACTCCAAACTGATAGTTTTTTCCACAGACCATCCAATAGAATCAAGAATAATCTTCATTGGTTCTACAAATGACTTGTCAAATTGAGTATCATAATCAACATATTGTTCATATCCAAGTTCCCTCGGGAAGTCCTGAATGAATGAAAAGACATTCTCTTGAATAGGATTCGGAACTTTCAAATATAAGAACTTGATCTTTTCACCACTCTGAATTGCAGGATACTTTTTATCCAGTCCAGATTTTTTGGTGTAGTGGTTGTATAGAATCGCTCCCCGAACATGAATCGGACAACCCTTATTATACATTTCTGTACGAGACATCCACTTATTAACTTCAGAAACACTACGAGGGAATGCAATCTCTTCTGGTTTTAGTTTCTTGAATTCCTTACGAGCATTCTCAATAAAATCAATCACATCATCCTCACCTTTTGTCATGATAAGATCAATTGCATCTTTAATCATCTTACGACAAGGTGCAGGAGTAGAAGTTTTGATCGCTTCAATACCCATCATCTTGAGTTTGGGTTTCTCATAACGAACACCCTCAGAGTCCCACACACGAAGGATATAACGTTTCTTACCAGTCCAGATGCCACGTTCTGCGATGTTCTCGCGTTTCATGTACATCTTCTGATCGTATGCATTCAGGTAGTCGGCCAGTTCTTGGTAAGAACCTTCAATATACTTTTCAAGTTCCAGACTAGACACCTTATCAAGGAAATTGACAACTTCATCAGTAGTTTTCTCTCTCCCTTTGAATACAGCGTCAACAAAAGGCCCCATATTAAGATAAATGGAGTCAGTATCCATAGCAATGACATAATCAACCTCTTTGGTCTTAAGAACATTGTTCATGTAGGAGTTCATCTTCTCCTCAATCCACTGAATAGCCACTTGTCCGGACAGTGTAATCGCTTCCGCATTTGCAAGTTTGTAATAACGGAAATACTCATTACCGATGGCACCATAAGCAGAGTTAAGTGCAATCTTTTTAGCCATCTGGATGTTGTCACAACGAGAAATCTCTTTTTCCAATTCCTTAGTCTTGGTTTTCTCGTAGGCTTTCTTTGCCTCAATCATCTTCTTTTTGAAGATAACACGTTCGTTGTACATCTTTTCCATCAACTCTGGAAGGAATCCACGAACATCCTTACGATACATTGCACCGTTAGCACATACCGCATAATCCTTATACATCTCAAAAGTAAGATCTTTCTTCAGAACCTTATCCACAGTGACACTGGGATGTCGTTGTTCCAACAAAGTCTCTGGAGAAATGTTGTATTGCATGATGAGGTGTGGATATAGAGAATTAAGGTCAAAGTTTACAACCCACTCATAAGAACCAGGAATCGGTTCCTTCACATAGGCACCAGCATACTTCTCACTCTTACTATTGCGTTCCTTCTGAGGGATCACAATGTTCTTGTTCAGAAGATAGTTGTAAATAATCGCATCCCAGGTTCTTACCTGATAGGCAATATCATTAAAGTTCACCTTTGCGTCAAATGCACGAGTGAAACACAAGTCAATCAGTTTCAGTTTATCCTCAAGGCGGTCAACAAGTTCCACGTCAACGATGTTGTACTCTACGAACTTCTGCCAGTTATTGGTATAGAAGTCACGGAAAGTATCATACTCCGAGTGATCCAACTTGTTCTGACCCAACTCCATAAAGGCGATGTGATCCAGTCGGTAGCTCTCTTGGTTCGGAGTCGCAGGAGACTTCTTGTAGAGATCCAGATAGTCCAGAATAGACACACCCGCAATCTCACAACTCAGTTGTTTGCGACCAGAGATTGTAACTTCCTTGACCCTCACGATATTCCACGGAGAGAGTCGTTTGGCGAACTTCTCACCCATCAGACGGGTCATACGACCGATCAGGTAGGGCATGTCATACAACTCGTTATTCCACCCTGTAACGACCTCTGGCGGGTTGGCCTGCCACCATTGCATGAACGCATCAATCAGTGCGTATTCGTCCTTACAATAGACGTAGTTGACGTTTGATTGGGTGATATCTGCAGGACGAGAACCGAAGGTGGTGATCTGTTTGGTGTTGTAATCCTGAACAGTAATCAACAAGAGTTCTTCAGCGCAGTTGAATACATCGGGGAAACCACTTTCTGCAGCCACCTCAATGTCAATCGTTACAACTTTGATCTTACTGATATCAAATTTAATTTCTTCTTCGGGATACTTCTCTGCGATGTACTGATAGACGAACCTATCGTTACCATAGACTTTAAACCCATTCACACCTTCATACTTGTCCAAGAAATCCTTACAATCTCGGATAGTACCAGGGCGAATGGGTTCTACATTTTGTCCATCCAAGGTCTTGAACTTACTTTCCTTCTTAGAAGGAACATAAAAAGTTGGATAGAATTCTTCTCTGTTTGTAAAGTGTTTTCCGTTTTCATATCCACGGACGAGGATATCATTACCTAGTTGATAGACACTTGTATAAAACTTCATTGAGTGAGGGTCAAATAATCATTAAGTAGTTCGTCTTTGGGGTCAACCAAAGTCAAGATTTTATCCGAAGATATCATAATTGCATCAGTGTTATCAGTCAACTCACTTAGCCATGGAGTGAGTTTTTCATCAATAATCTGATGGGGTCTGATCAGTTTGCAATCGGGTTCCCCAAGTTCAGATACCATTGCAGCAACTCTAGAGATAATTGTTGTTCCATTAATTAGAACAATAACTTGTACGTCATCCATTTTTCTCTTCCTCAATTACTTCAAAATTATCTATCACCTGTTCGGTTTCTTTGGGGATTCCATCAACAGACTTATTCATATTAGTTTCATAAGAAGTCTTGACCATTTCATTGGGTTCTACTACACAAACAACCCAACTAGGATCAACTTCAATAACTTTATCATTGGAAAGAACTAACCAAGGATAAAAGGAAACTTTATGTTCATATTCTTCTTCACTATCACTCTCAAATAAAATTTGAGGGGTCATCAAATTAACAACATATGGATTAGTAAAAACTAAAGACATAACTTTGTCGTTATGATCCACAAGTTGTTTTACATCTGCAATTACATTTTCACCCGACTTTAAGACAGCCAGTTTTATTGCCATGATTACTCCATACCTCCTATTACGATACCACAAAAAAAGGGGGGTGTCAACTGGATTTTGCCAGTTGAACCCCTAGCGCCGACGATATTCATAGAATATTTAGTCGCCGTTGCCACCGCCGGAATCACCATTTCCACCCCCGCCTGGATTCTTAGGCATAGCTTTTCCTGCAGGGACTACTTTTGATTTACCAGTCAACGGATTGTAGACTTTATGCCTAACGGCAGCAGGGTAAGAAATCTGTTTAATGTTTCCGACTTGTTCTAAGAACTGCTTAAAGGATTTCATACACCTTGCGTTTCTGATGTTCAGGAATAATCCTATTTAGTTTGATGTGGAGAAGTCCATCCTCAAACTTGACATCAGATACCTTAACATCATCGGAAAGTGTCCAAGTCCTCGTAAAG